AAACATTACCAAAAGACTATCCGAGATCATTATGGCGAAGAATCTGCTGTACTTCCAGCCACTATGTTGTATCGTTGGTTTAATCGACCAGAAACTTGTGATGCATTCTTTAGTCAGCCAGATATGTTGAGTAATCTGACTGTATTTGAAAAATATCTCATAGATCGTGATTGGCCCATATTAATCTGTTGTTTAGATAAATTACCAACTCCTCATGTAACTGGAGCGTATATTATTAATGGAATGCCGGGTTATTCTAAAGGACAGGGGGTGCTCGCATATTTTCATGAATGGTGCAAGAAACCATGGCTCACACAATGGGAAGTATGGCGCAAAAATCCACCGCTATTAGCTGAAATAGATGAATGGATAAACGGGGAGGGGTTAGGTTCGTTTATGAGAGCCCAGATTGTGGCCGATTTGAAGTATCTACCATGTATGCTCACTGTACCCGACTGGTGGATATGGGCTGCGCCTGGGCCTGGAAGTATGCGCGGGTTGAATATCGTACTTGGTAGGTCAATGGATCAGTCATGGGCTAAGGGCGAATGGTTAATAGAACTCAACCGGTTGAGTGCTATAGTGAATCCGAGGCTTGAAGAGTTAGAAATTAATAGACTGCACAACCAAGATCTCCAAAATTGTCTTTGTGAGTTCAGCAAGTTCACTAAGGTAGCTACCGGGGTCGGGCGTCCAAGACAGGTGTTCAGACATGTATGATGATCTGCACATAATGATACCGTCTAGATCCAGGCCCTGGAACCAAAAGACTATCAGTAATTTGTCTCATGACCTATGGCAATACATCAGTATTGTTGTGCCATTTGATCAATACGATACATATCGTGCAGCCTTGTCTATAGAACTAGATGTTATTCCATTTGGGGGAACCGGTATTGGATTGAAGCGCGAGTTTATGTTGCAGAGTATGCCAAAAACCGGTAAGTTGATTATGTTGGATGATGATTTAACTTTTTATAAACGGAATGATGAAGGTAATTTCACCAAAGCGACATTAGAAGATACACTCACAATGATTACTGATCTATGGGTACTAATGGAACAATATCCATATGTCGGGTTAGTTGATAAGTTCATGAGCCAGACTAAGCCGCGCGGCTATGCTGAATGCCAGCGGTTCAATCAAGTGCTCGGCTTTAACCGGGATACCATGCCGTGCCCGTGGCCTAAATTCAGATTAGACTTTGGGCATGAAGAGCATGACATGCACCTCCAGTTTCTTACACGTGGAATTAAGACCGCTGTTAGCACTGAGTGGTCTAAGACTGATACTCATAATGCCAACGGTGGATGTAGCGATTGGCGTTGTTTTGAAAGGTATCAGCAAGAACAAGCGAAGATACTTGCCCTATGGCCGACAATCGTAACAGCTAAAGATGAAAAGGATGTACGTTATAATTGGAGAGCAGCAAAAAGAATTGGGGGTATAGTATAGTTCAACTTGCGGTCAGTCTTATCTAGTGCTAGCATAACATATGGGGAGGCTTCAATGGCAATGCGTATCATAATTCCTACACGAGGACGTACAGCTAAACAGCTTACGCTTCAGCTTCTACCGGGGGATACACGCAAACGTACGACACTTGTTTGTCCTCAAAAGGAATTATTCAGTTTATCAGTAATACGTAATGATATTGAAGTGGTGGCACAGCCAGACCCTACTTGGACCATAGCACAAAAGCGCAAGTGGATTTGTTTTGAATGGCTTGAGCGGGGTTATGATAAGATTCTCATGCTTGACGATGATCTTAGGTTTGCCACCAGAAAGAGCGATACTGATTGGCACTTGAAGGAAATTGCTGGTGTTCAACTTGCGGATGAAATACAAAGGCTTGAAGATAAACTAGGGCCAGAGTTCCCTCACGTGGGCTTTGGGCCACGTCAGGGTAACAACACTTTGAAAGAAGCAGGATGGAAATCACCCGGTAGAATGCAATATTCGCTCGGCTATTATTTACCGGTAGTGTTGAAAGAGTGTGAATTAGGGCGAATTGAGACGAGAGAAGATATGGATGTCACATTGCAGTTACTTCGTAAAGGTTATCCTGATGCCGTGTGGCACAATACTGTGAATGACCAACGTGAGTTTGATGCTTCTGGTGGTGCCAGTGATGAACGCACTATTGAACGTTCTAACGCTGATGCAAAGAAGCTAGCAGAATTACATCCCGGCTATGTGTCTACGACTGAAAAGAAGTACACAGCATCAGTTCCTCGAGTTGAAGTGATCTGCCAATGGCAAAAGGCACTCGAAGATGGAGTGAAGTCCCGTGTATCAGTGTGATCTCTTATCAGCATTACGTATACTATCGTATATTTCAAAAGAATACCCGCCAGTTGATGTACCGGAATGTCTTTATGGTCATGAAGTAGATATGGCCGGTTTTACTCATTCTAAATTGACACTGGCCGTGCATAAAGAAACTGATACTGCAGACTTTGCATATGAGCAAGCTGTGTTTATGATGCATCTGGGCGAAAATGTATGCCCACGGATATTCGCATTAAACAATACAAGCTATGTAATGGAATATCTCACTCCACAATGGCATAATCAACGCACACTTTGTATAATGGAAAAAGTGTTGACAGACCATGTATGGAATAGGTCGCTAGTAGATGCACCATTCACAAAACAAATAGGTGATGAATCATGGCGACAAGAACTCCTATCAACAATTGGAGTTACTGTGCCAGACTGGGCATTGCACGATGACATCTGTCTTATCCATGGTGATGCAACGCTTGATAATACACTGACTAATAGAAAAGGATATATCCGCATTGCGGACCCAATTCCACCACACCGGTTAATGCGACCTAGCATTCGTGCGATAGACCATGCCAAGATGCTACAGTCTATGTTGGGTTGGGAAGTAATATTGCGTGGAGTAGACTATAAGCCATACTTGTGGCCAAAGTTTGCACAAGACTACGAAGTTTTGAAACGAGCAGTGTTCTGGTGTATGGTGGGTCTAAAGCGTATCGCTCTGCGCGATACGACTAATACTAGCGCGGGGAAGTGGGCCATACGGATAGCCGGGGAGTTGGAATCATGCGTGCAATCATTTTAGCTGCTGGTGAAAGCCGCCGCTTTAAGGAAGAAGGATACACCACACCAAAGCCGTTCCTCAATATTGAATGGCGCGGGTATACTTGTCCTATGTGGGAGCATGTGTTCTGGACACTTCCACCTAAGTTTTGGGGAGGACAAACATTGTACGGTGTTCCGCCTAAATGGATAGGAGAAATGAATAATGCGATAGTGATGGCACATACGAAAGGTCCAGCACACACGGCTCTTCAAGTGATGAACAAAATTTCTTTAGACGATACTCTGATATTAGATGCTGACATATTAAATTTCACTAATGATTTATTGGCGATTACAACGATACATTGTCCAGCAGTTCTTGTCAGTAAAAGTTCTAACCCAGCATTTTCATATGTTGATGCTTTAGGTTTCTTTAATTTAATTAAAGAAAAGGAACGTATATCACAATACGCAGTAAGAGGAGCATATTGGATTCCTAGTAAATTTATAGGAGAATTTATGACTATTGCAGAAACACTGGTTGAAACAATGAAAGAACCATATATCAGCCATGTATTCAATCAGCTAACAGGTGAAAAAATCGCAAAGGAGACTACATATCAACCGATAGACTGGGGAACACCACTAGACGTAAGGCTGAGCGGTGCGCACATCGTGGGAGGAAAAGATGTTTGTGATAACAGCGACTAACGTCAGAGATGCCTTACCAAAAGCAGTTCAATATCTTCTTGCTCAAGGACGAACAGAATACACCCGGCTAGGAAAAGCTTTCGTAGCTCCTGGTCCAGTAACTATCCACTATCTGTATCCTAAACAACATGTCCTATTAAATCCGGTCAGAGATGCCAACCCATTTTTCCATTTAATGGAAGCTATATGGATGCTAGCCGGTAGGGATGATGGTAAGTTTTTGGATCCATACATCAAAGATTTCAGTAAGACATATGGTAATGAAGATGGCACTATTATGGATGCCTACGGATATAGATGGCGATATGGTTTAGAAGATATAGACCAGTTAGATGAAATTGTTACGCAGATGCGTAAGGACGCATCTACGAGACAAGCCGTGTTGCAAATGTGGGGAGCCGGTAGGTGTGACCTTGTCGTCAATTCGGCTAAGCCCTGCAACCTCGTTGCAGTCTTCCGTATACTTAACGGAAGGCTCAACATGACAGTGTTCAACCGGTCCAACGATCTTATCTGGGGCTGCTGTGGAGCTAACGCAGTTCATTTTCCAATACTACAAGAGTACCTTGCCGGTAAGATCGGGGTAGGTCTTGGTGAGTATTGGCAAGTCACCACTAACCTGCACTTGTATGAACACCATATCAATATGCTTGGATCTAGAATATCTAATGAAGATCTCTTATCAGAACAATTATCTGATAATACACCATATGGAAAAACACAACCGTTAATAGATGATGAAGCTAATATAGATGACGATATTAAGGAGACTATAGATTGTATCGAAATCATACAGTCTGGTTCAGACGGATATAATGGTACCATAGTCAATTCATTTTTGCGTGACACCGTTGTCCCTATGGCACTGGCTCATCAAAGGTTTAAAGATAAATACCTTCAAGGTGCATACGATGCTCTTGGTATGGTAAAGGCGGATGACTGGCAAGAAGCTGGTATTGCATGGATAGTGAGGAGATCGAAATGACTAGTGCAGATCCTGTCTATCTTGATACTCGGCTCGCTGGACAACTTAAACGATATCATGTCTGGCCTCATATCCAACCACAAACGGTTGCATCACATAGTTGGAATCTATTACGAATATATTTCTCTATTACTCATCAACCAGATGAGCATGTGGTTTACCACATGATCTTTCACGATATTGGTGAAATTAGCACTGGGGATCTTCCTTATCCTGTTAAGAAAGATAACCCAATGTTAAAAGAACAAGTGGATCTAATAGAACAAAAATCATATTACCGACAACTCCAATATTGGAATGCTTATCAACCGGTTGTGTTGACAGAAGAGGATAAGATTCTTGTTAAACAAATCGAGCTTATTGAGATGGCTGAATGGGGTATGGATGAAATGAACCTTGGCAACAGCCATGGCTTCATCGTAGCTGACCGGTGTCTAAGAGCTCTGTACGATCAAGAGCCGAGCCCACCGGTCGTACGCTATGTGATGATACGTATACGGTTGTTCTTTGCACAGCAACGCTTTACAATGCTGCCACCATTATCCGATTGGTGGCATACGAACGGTTGGGAAGAAAAACATGGATCCGAATAAAGAACAATTTGGTGGGACACATTATCAAACTCAATACCAGCACTGGGACCTTGTTGCCCGGGTTGGCATGGATTATTTTGCAGGGAACGCAACCAAGTACGTGTCACGATATCGCAAGAAAAATGGAATACAAGATCTACAAAAGGCGCGACACTACCTCGACAAACTGATAACGGTTATTCAGTTTGATAAGATATCGAAACGGTTACTGGAACCATCTGCAATAAGACAAGAGGTTTTACGATTTGCTGATGCTAACCAGTTAAATGAGTATGAACAAATGTTCATTTATAAGATGTGCACATTCATAAATCTTGAAGACTTATTAAATGCCCGCAAATGGCTGACACGTATATTGGGTGAGGCACGCGATAAAGAGCTGGTATCTAAACTATACGCAGAGCTTAATGTCCCCGGCACGCCAGAAGATGGTGGAGAACATTCAAAGTTTGCATCACCATAAATTTGTGGTAAAATGCTTTACAGCTAGCAAAGGAGACCACTGTGCCTGATGAACGTTGGCTTGTTGCCGTACACCCGACTGGTGAAATCAAAAAGAAAGCAATAAAGAAAACACCTACACTAGAAGATCTACAAGCTATCGTAGGTGGGTCTATTGAGTTAGTGCCATATTTCAATACCTATGAAATGAGCCCGTGTGTCGCGTTCTGTAATGAAGAAGGCAAGCTGAAGCATATGCCGGTAAACCAACCTGCTCAAGTTCTTTGGGCAATGTGTGGCGGCAAGGCAGCATTCGCAGCATATGCGGATGTACTGGTCGGTAACATCGCGATCGTTGTTGGATCCAAACAGTTTCTTCAAACGCTGTAGGGTGGGCGCTGGCGGGCGCTAGCCGGGGGGTGCTACAGGGGTAGCGCCACCCCCGGCCGAACGTACAGGCGGGCCGTTTGCCGGGCTTGGCAGGCCATCAAAAACCAGGGGGCAACACTGCCATGGGCAGTCTAACAAAGGTTCCATTTCGTTTAATAGAAACACCATGCTGCCACACTCTACTCTGCTATGTCAACCCCCGGTTACCGAACTATTGCTCCGAATGTGGTGAGCGTATTTATGCGAGGCTCAAAACTGGTGAGGGTATATTAGAGAGTAAAACTGGATGGCTCAGGTTGGAGGATGATGATGAGGAACTTGAAAGAGCTTGATCATATAAGAAGCCTTGTTAATGAGCTTCGAATATATGGTGCCGTTGGTGACTCTGATTACGGAGTATTTCTATTTCGAAATTTAGTTATCATTGCAACATCAGGTTATGGGTGGGACCATGTAAGTGTATCTCATCACCACAGAACTCCTACTTGGGAAGAGATGGAACAAATAAAGAACTTATTCTTTAATAAAAATGAAACAGCATTTCAACTCCATGTTCCTAAAGCTGAATACATAGATGGAACGTTGCTGGGTGGTA